CCAAAGACCCCGTCGATCTTGCCCTGGTAGAACCCAGCGTCAGCCAGCTTTTGCTGGATGTGCTTGACCGTATCGGCAGTCGCCACAATGGCATTCTTGCCGGCCTGCATCACGGTCTGCAGGGCGCCGGCCAATCCTGGCTTGTGCGTGGCTCGTGCCACCGCAGGGTCATACATCGTGTCGGGATAAAGCGACGACGCATCCCCATGCTCCTGCAGCACCATAGCCTTCAGAAAGCTCTTCAGATTCTCCGGCTTGTTGAGTTGCAGATCGTCATTGGGCGAGACGCCCATCGTCGCTGCCAGGTTCTTGGCAGCATGCGGATTGTTCGGTGACCAGACCTTCATAATCGAGGACAGGGTGGTCGCCCCGCCATTGTATTTGTTGTAGGCGAGCTTCGCCGCAGCGTTCATGCCGGCCTGCGGCGACGAGAACGCGACCTGCGGATCACCTTCGTCAGTGTTCTTGGATGGCCCAGTGGATCCCACCCAATTCACACCCTCTTTGTATTTAAGATTGCCGGGATTGTTGTTGCGCATGCCGGCGGGCAGGCTCGCAATATCCGTATTGCCAAAGTAGGCCTGTGGCGCCATCTCGGGCGGCGCCGGATCGTCCTCCAGCGGTCTGTTACTGAGCAGATCCATTGCAGCCCCCCTATTGCGCCTCGAGCTGCTGACCGTAGCGTTTCAGAACGCTTTCGCGGATGTCATCCATGCGCTTCTCGATGGCGTCCACGCGCCGCGCCTTCTCGGAAGACGACAGGCTCGCATTGTGGTCGACCTTCTTGCGCCGCTCGCGCTCGTCACGCAGCCGCTTCTCGGCGCTGTCGAAGGAGCTCCACAGCGAATACTCGAGCGGATGCCGCGATCGCGCCTGCTCTGCAGACACCTCATTGTCTTTGATGCTCGTGTGCAGGCGGCTCACGTCCTCAAAGATCTTGTAGTACATATTGTTGCGGGAGGAGCGGCTGTCGGTCGCGCCGAAAAGCTCCCGCACAACCGGCAGATCTTTCGGATACTCGATCTCCGACATGCGCCCAGTCGCCAGCTTGAAGGCGTTGTTGCCAATTTGGTCGACAAGCATGGCGCCGCCGCCACCCACGTAGGTGGAAAACAGGTGCTGCATGCTCTCCGGTGACCAGTCGGCGAACGCCGGCTTGCGGCTGTCGTAGCGGGTGAGGCTCTCGATCTCCTGCGCCAGGCCGACCCAGAACGGATTGGTCTTGCGGAAGTAGAGGTCCGAATCCTTCTCCTTTGGGTCATACTTGGTCGGATAAATCGGGATGCCCTGGTAATTCAGGTTCTCGCCCATCTCGTAGAACGGCGCCAACAGCGTCGGGACCACGCCAGCCCAGCCGGCGCGCACCATGTCGAGCGGCGACGTGGCGTTCGTCGCTGAGTGAATGATGTTACCGATCGCTGTCAGCGGCTCCGTCCCCTTGCCGCCATAGCCACCGATATTGGCCATCATCGCTTCCGTCTCGGCGCCGATATTGAAGAAGAAGTTGTAGCCGTAGGTCATCGGGATTTTGAGATAACCGCCGCCGAACGGGTTCAAGAGGATGAAGTTCTTCTCCTTCTCGTACTGCGGAATGTTGTCCCACTTGTTCAAACCGTCATCATCGTCGCCACCGGCAAGGCGGTTGAACAACGACGTGAGCATCCCCAGCGCCGGGATAATGCCATAGGCTGCAAGGCGCAGCTTGTGGGCGCGCGGATCACGCAGCGCGCGGGCAACATTGAAAGTTCCCTGCACACGCGCATTGAAGAAGATGTAGGCGCTGTTGATTGCCTGGCTCCACTCGCCCTTCCTGTTGAAGTTGGTGGTCACCTCCTTGCCGGCGATCGCCGCCTTCTGCCGGGCGTAGCCATGGTTCTCTCGCAGCTCGGTATAGAGGGCCAGCCGTATGGCGTTCTCGACCGAGCTGTTCATTGTCTCGATCCAGTCGTTCACGCCGCGGGCAATACGCATGGCTTCGTTGCCCTCGATAATGCTCTGCAGGCGCTTTTTCTGCTGCTCAATGGTCTTCGTATCCATCCACCCGACCATGCCGCCGTCCATGGCGTAGTCGTGCGCGAATTGCAGTGCGGTGGTGGCGGGGCCAGGCGGGCGCGGCTTGCCACTCAAATACTGATGCATCCCCTTGCTCGAGGTGAGCATCCGCTTGAACACCGCCCAACGCAGACCCGGAATATTCTCCTTCCCCATGCTGATCATGGCGGTCTGCAGGTCGCGGATGAAGTTGCGGTAAAAGACGAAGATCGGGTTGTAGGTCGTGAGCGTCTTGCCCATCAGGCGCATCGACGCGCTCATCCAGCGCAGCAGCAGCATCTGCTCCTTGGTGTTGGTGCCGCGAAACGCTTTTAGCAGTGGAACGTCATGGATGGTGATGTAGTGCGGAACACCCCTTTCCTTGACGACGATGGTGTTTTCCAGACCCTGCTTGGTCCTGGCCAGCGTCTGCGGCGGCACCCAGCGTTCGCGGATCTCGCGTGTTCCTGTCGCCGGATCCTCGTACCAATACCTCTCCTTGACCGCCCGGTTGACCTCCCAGAACGCCTTGTTGCGGAACTGCAGCACACGCCGGTGCAGCACCTGCAGCAAGCGGTTCTTCTCAGCCCGCGCGGTGGCGGCATTGGCATTCAGCAGCGCATAGGCAAGCGGTGAATCCGCCATGGACATGCGTCCAGTGGCAGCGTGGAATTCAGGGCCGCGCACGTCGAAGCCGGCGCCGGTGGGGATCATCTCGTCCCCTTCCGCCACTTCCCAGCCCTGCAGCGGCACGTAATACTGATAGCGGTTGGCGAGCTGGTCGTAGACCTCCTGGCTGATCAGCCCGGAGTCCAATTGCAGCTTCAGCGTCTCACGCGTCAGCTTCCAGACATCCTGCGCGATGTGCTGGAACTCAGGATGGGCGCCGGCGACAATGGCGCGCGCGTCAGCGTCCGATATGCCGGACGGGTCAGGGACAGTGGAGCCGCGGCTGCGCAGGAACGGATTGCGCGCCAGCGCGTGCTTGGCAATCAGGTATTTGTCGAAGTCTTTGAACGTGCTGCCGGTGCGGCCTATTGCCTTCTGGACCCTGCGTAGGCGCGCCATGATCGGCTTGGCGAATTGCTTCTCGACATAGTCACCGCGCGCCGTGGCCCGTCCGGAATGGGCGAGCATGGTTTCTTCAATGCCAGGACCTGTCGCCGCACCGGTCGCAGCCAGCGCCTTATCCAGGCGCCGCGTGGCCTCTCCGGTGTAGGCGATGCCGCGCTCAAAGGCGCTCCAGTTGATACCCGGCCTGCCAATCTTGCCCATAAGCCTGGACAGGATGATCTTCTCCTCCGGGCGGGCGAAGGTGGCGAGCGGGTCGGGAGGGATCGGTGGCCGGCGGCTTAGGCCGATGCCAGCTTCCAGCGTGTTCGTCTCGGCGCCATAACGCTCTCTGAACTCGGCGGCCAGCTCCTTATTGACCACCATCGGGATCTGCTTGACGCCCCGATCACGCAAATAGGCAAACCTGTGGCGCCCGTTACCGAATGATGGGCGCCCACGATAGTCGAGCCCAACTATCGGCATCTCGATCTGGGCATCCGGATTCTCTTTTAACCAAGTGCCAAAATCCGGATAGCGTGTTTTGATCTGGCCCTTGCCACCAGGGCCAACATACATATCCTTGTCCTGCGACCAGGCGGTATCGACCTTGCCTACGTCTGCAAGCACCTCTTCATATTCAGCATTCGGCCCCTCTACCGTGCCGCTTGGCGCCTTAAACCGCTCCTCGGCATTTATGCTGCTGGTGGTGGCTGATTTTCCGGGCTTGGCCGATTTTTGTCCGCCAGCATTTCCCGGGCTTGCCTTATCAGCGAGGTTCGTAGTTCCACGTTGCTTGGAAGCTCCAGCAGCGACTTTAAATGTTGTTCCCAGATCGCCCTTGTGGCGAAGGGGGGTGGGGGATCGATTAGCATAGTTATCTTTTCTCGGTTTGACATTTAACCCCGCCTGTTTCGTCCGGATGATGGTGTCCATATAGGACCCAAGGCCTGTTTTGGCCAGAAACGCCTTCGCATCGATGCCAGACTCATAATTGATAAGCCCGATATCGTGCAGGGTCATATTTACCACATGGGCGTAATAAAGATTGCCCTCGTCGATGGTGGTCGACCCGCGTGAGATTGCGGCCATGAAAGCGTGGTGGAAATCCTTCTCGAGCTGCCGCACATAATTGTGCAGCTTGAGCTTCCACGCCAAGGGAAGGGCTGGCCCCAACAGCTTCTTGAGATTCGGACCGGCGCTGGCGCGCGAGGAATTACCGTCAGGGCCATGCGCCCAGATGGAATGCACGCCCGGCGCCGCCACCTGGGCTATGTCCGGCGCCGACAGCGACAGCGGCCACGGGTGATTGTGATGCAGGGCAATGCTGTTAGCCGGGTCGTCCATGGCATCGGTCAGCGATTTGGGTAGGGAAACCCTGTCCTTGATGCCATGCCCGTGCGCCAGCACATTGCCCTTCGCATCGAAGGCAAGGAAGACCTCGACGCGCTTAGCCTTGCCCTGCTCGAGCAAATAGGCCTTGGCCTGCCCGCCTAATGCGCGTTTGAGAAAGTGCTTCCAGCGGCCAAGGTGGGTGTAATTCGGCTTATTCGGGCCGGGCGGTAGTGGCTCGTTGGAGAGCTCCTCCTTCTCTTCCGGCGCCGGCTTTGGTGCCGGCTTCGGCTTCGCTACTTTTTCCGGCTTGGCGGCTTGCGCGACGGCTCCCGGTCGCTGCTTCCCGTCACTGGGTGCTCCTTGTGCTTGCTGTTGTATATTGCTGCCGCGTGGCTCTGCGCCTGGTCGTAGCTCATCTTTTTGCTGAGCTTGTCCCGTATCGCCTCGTACTGCTTCGGCATCGCTTTTCTCCACTGGCTTGGTCATAGACGTAAAAAAATCAGGCTGGTCGGGCGCCGGTTGCACGACTGGCGCCTGGGTAACCCCTTCTACGGGCTTCGTTTCCGGGCCGCCCGGTTCGCTAGTTGGGCGAATCTCTTCTGCGCCCGCTGCAGGTCCGCCTTCCGGTCCCACGCCGCGTGCTTCGCCTGGCGCGCCAGGTTGCGCGCGATCGCCCGGTAGGTTTTCACCCCCAGGGCCGGCTTGGTCAGCGACGGCTGCGTCAGGGCTGGTGTCAGCAGATCTGTCTGCTGTGGGAAGGACTCCGGGGATTTCGTCTTCGATATTCGCCTTCTCTTCATCGGTCAGTTTCTCCGTTGCCTTGGAGATCTCCGCCTTCGCCTTCTCGGAAGCAGCAGTCGCCGCGGCCTCCTTGCGCTGCTTCTCCTCGGTGACACGGCGCTCCGCCGTCTTGGCCTGGATCAGGCGCCGGGCATCTGCTGTCGCCTTGCGATCGAAGGGACGAGCGGTGCGCTTCGACGCCAGCCACTTCTTGAAGTCGGGGGTCGAGATCTGCGTGATCGAACCCATGCGCTCGGCGCCGCGCCCATCCGTATAGGACGACTGGTAGGCCGCCTTGGCGTCCTCCAGCGTAGCGAAGTCGAGCATCACCTTCGGCTCGTCGAAGCTGCCGCTGTTCGGATCGACCTGGTCGATGACGAAGACATGCGGGGAGCCGGTATGCGGGCCGATGTAGGTCTTGATCTCGGTGCGGCGGGTGCGCGTGCCCTTGATGCGCCCGTAGGCCACGCCCTCGGGGAGCTTTGCCGACCACTGCTCGACCCCCGGCAGCGCCATGCTGCGGCGCTCGCCGGCGGCAGCTACCTCGATGCCGACGTTGACGCCGGGCTGCCAGCGGTAGTGACCGATCTTGGCGTTGCGCGCCTCACGCTGCGCGTCGCTGGCCTTCTCGTTGACCTGTGCGCCCGCGAACTGTGGCGCCTGTGGGTGGCTGCGCGTACCAATCGGCTTGGTGTAGGGGGTGATATCATGCGCATCAGGCGCGACCGCGGGCTGCGTTAGCGGCGCCTTCCCCTCCCACTCCGGACGGTCATGCAGCCAGGCATCAGGCCGCGGAGCGACCTCTGGTGCCCCTCCAGCTTTCCCCAGGCCATGGGCACGTTTGACCATGTCCTCCAGGGTGGCCGGCGGCGGCGACAGGTAAGGAAACTCACCCTGTGCCGGCTCAGTCGGAGGAGTTGCGCCAAGCGGTAGCTCGCCTTGGGTTTCTGGCGGTGTTGGCGGCGTGCGAGGGACAGGAGCTGGAGCCACACCAGGCGCCGGCGCGGCTGCTGCGGGCGCTCCTGCGGGAGCTGCGGGCGGTATTACTGCGCCAGTAGGTGGTGGGCCGGGTGGCGGCGTCTCTGGGGGAGGAGCCTCCTCATCCGGAAGCGGCGCCAGCGGATCGTAATCCATGCCGGTGGTGGGACCGGTAGTGGAAGGGGCAGCAGGAGCAGCTCCCGGCGCCGGTGGCGTCAGCGGTCCCGCGGGGGTTCCCCCGGGAGGGGGAGGTGTTCCCCCCGGGGGAGGCGTACCAGGCGTGCCACCAGGTGGAGGTGTCGTGCCTGGTGCCGCCGTATGGTCGCCGCCACCGAGCTCAACGGCGCCGGCAAAGCCGCCGCCAACAATACCGCCGACCGCGAAAGCCTGTGCCAGCCCTTCAGTTAAATCCTGATTAGGGTTGTAGACGTAACGCTCGGAGAAATTCTGGATGGCGGTCTGGAGAGCTTCCTGACCGCCCTCTGCTGCTATCTTTTCTAGTATCCGCCCGGCAATACCCAACGCTCCCTTGGCCAAGCCCGGCAAGGGAATGCGGTTAAAAATCATCTCGATGGGAATTGGCTCGGTGTAGCCGCCGATGCTGCCCAGGCGCGACGCTTGCTTGATCTGCTCCTCGGTGGCGCCGTTGCGGATAGCCTCCTGCACTTGTTCATCGAGCGCCGCGTAGGAGCTGAGAATGGCAGTGCCACCCATCGCCAGCGCGCCACCTCCCGTCACCACTGATGCAGCGGCAAGCGGCAGGGTGGATCCAAGCGCCCGGCTTATCGTCGCGGTCCAACTGTTTTCCCAGCCGGGATAGGGCGCGAGCGCGCCGGAGGCCGCAGCCTCCTTGGCCCCCTGGCCTGCTTTGTATAGCCAGTCGATGGGCTGGTCCGGCTTTGGCATGTACTGGCCCACGCCAGGAATGAGCCCCACCGTCGTGCCCAGCGGATCTTCGGCAATGCCCTGCATGACACTGCCACCAAGGTCCAATAAGCCACTGGCGGCCTGGCCAGCGGCAGTGCCGGCCCACTGCGACAGGGCACCCTGATCCTGCGGCCCGCTGTAGCGTTGCTGGGCCGGCTCAGCGGAAATCACCCGCTTGGCCGGTGACTTCAACGGTCTGGTGAAGCCCGAGATATCTAGTGCGTTGGGATCGCCTTCCGCCTTTGCCGCCTCTTCTTCCGCGTTGATCTTCGCGTCCAGGCTATCCGGCTCTGACAGGTCCGGCTCTGAAACTCGCGGGGTCAGCGGCGTGGTGAAGGACGAGATGTCCAGCCCCGGCCCCTGCTCCGGCGCCGAGCGTGGAAACCCATACTTGGCAGCGAGCGGATTGCCCTTCAGCAGCTCGTTGACGCGGGAGTAGGTGTCGGTATTCGCCACCGCGGTGCGCCCCTACCGCGACCGCTTGCTCTCGTAGAGCCGGATCTCTGAAGGGTTCTTCGGGTTTCTGACGTAGACCGGGTTGCCGTTGTTGGCCGCGACCGCGGCCTCCAGGATGGCTTCCATTTCCCCCTGGCTCGCCGGCGCCTGGCCCTGCGGCCAACTGAGCGCGGTCGCCGCCGTCACGCCTGGCTTGCTGGGATCGACGTCGGAAGGCTTTGCCGTCCCGGGTGGGTTCTCATGCGAGGAATTATCGACCGCATACTTGGCGTATTCCCTCGCCCTGACATCCTCCTTGATCTGCAGGTAGCGTGCAGCCTTCTCCTTCATCTGCTCGTCAGAGTCCGCCGGGTCGAGAGCAAAGGCCTTGCCCAGCGTTTCCATGGCAGCATCGACCGCCTTATCCGCCGCCTCCTTCTCCACAGCCCCCATGCCATAGAGATCTGCCTTGGCGTCGGCACGGGACTTGTCGAGCGCCATCTGCGCAGTGTCGAGCTTCAGGCCGGCCTCGATATTGTTCAGTTCAGCAGTCTTGCCTGCCCGCTGGTCGGCCCGCTCCAGGAGGGCGTCGCGGCGCGCATTGCGCGTGTCCTCGACCGTGTCGCGACCGTGCTGATACTTCAGCTCGCCGGCCTTGATCGCCCGATCCTCGTCCTGCAGCATCTCGGCCCGCTTGCCCTTGCGGCGGTCCTCGCGCGCGGACATGGCGCCGCTCATGCCGGCAGCGAAGCCGGCCAGCGGTGACTGGTTGCGATCGATGGTGTTCATGCCGCCCGCAAAGCCGGCAGCCATGTCGCCCCACTTGCCGCCGCGCGTGCCCCCCATATCTGGCGCCGCCGGCGTAACCATGTTCTGCGCCCCTTCCAGGGTGTTACCGGTGCCGGCGCCCTTCACCACGTCGCCGACCCAGCCGGCATCTGCCGGCGCCTGGTTCGCCGCAGCGTCGCTGCCAATGCCCCCGCCCATATCAGGAGGAGCAGGCGTGGCTGGCGCCGCTGTGTCCGTTCCCGGCGCAATGGCACTCTGCGTGAGAGGTCCCTCAAGCAGGATGTCGTAGCCGCCCTGATCGTTGACCTGGTATCGCTGACCAGTGGCGGCGTCATATTGCATCGGGCCGGGCATCGGTTACTTCCCATCTCCTGTGGCGGATTTCGGCTTACCCCAGACGATGGGGTTGCCCTGCTCCCACCACTTCTTCTGCGTGCCGGTAGTCCAGTGCAGGCCCTTCTCGTCGTAAGTGGCGTTGCTGACGGTGTTGGGCTGCTTGATGCCGTATTGAGCGACATCCCCGGCAGAGTAGAGATGCCTGAACATCGGCGTGATGATCGGATTAATGCCCTGCGCGTCGGCCATGCCCTGCGGTGACGGCCCCATCTGTGGCGGCGGTGCTACGGGTGCTGGCGTCACCGGCGCAGGGGTCGTTGGCTTCGGCTTTGGAGCAGGAGCAGCGGCCTTCGACGGAAGATAATTCGGGTCCTGGGCCGCCACGAATAGCTGGTTCAGGTTGGAGCCATCGCTCGCCAATGCGTCCCAGGATTTCTGATCAATGCCGAACTTCTTCATTACCGCCTGCTGCTCGGCAGCAGTGCGCGGTATGGGGACGCCGCCTGAAGAGGTCCAGGAGCCGATGAAATTCGGCCCCGCACCGGTGGCTGGCTTAGCGGCCACCTTGGCGGCTGCCGGAGCAACCGCCGGAGCAACCGCTGGCGCCATGGCAGGCGGCGGGGGAAGTCCGCCGCTAGCGAGCTGTGCTGCGAGTTCTTCCGGGGTCATCGACTATCCCATGCGATTGTTGACCGTCGGCATGATGCCACCCAGGCGAACGGCACCGCCGCCCATGCCGCCCATACCACCGCCAGGCCGCGTTGCAGCACCAGGCGCCTGGCCATTGCCAAACGGCATTCCGGTCGGCGCGATCGGCGGACGCGTCGGACCGCCCATGGTGTGCAGCATGCCGCCACCCGGCGGACCGCCGGGAGGCATGATGCCGGGCAGTGGCTTGATGCCACCGATGCCGTTACTGATGGGCTGACCACGCCATGGCATCGGCTGTGTTCGCAGCATGCCGTTGGCGCCGGGATCCGGCGGACGCCCCTGGCCCCCAGGCTGCATCATTCCGGCCATCCTGTTATCAAACGAACCCTGCCCATTTGGATTGGAAGGGTTCTGCTGGTTGCCCTGCATCATCCCCGACATACCCTGCTGCTGCGGGCCGCCGTAGGAGGAGTAGAGCTGCGCAAGCATCTGCATCAATCGTGGGTCCATGGTTCCTCGCTATCCTCCGCCCAGATATGCGCCGAGTGCACTGCCAAGAATGTTCCAGACACCGCTGTTGCCACCAGTCGTCTGCTGCTGCGTCTGGCCGGCATTAGGCTGCCCAGTGAGCAGCGATTTCAGCGTGTCGAATTGCCGGAACGGCCACTCCACGCCCTGCTGATAATTCATGTAGTCGTAGTCCCTGAGCTTCTGCCCCTGCTGCTGCTGCATGTTGCCGACGTTCATCTTGGCGTTCAGCCGCTGCAGATAATCGGCGTTGTTGGCGAGGCCGAAGTCCATCGAAGACTGGCCGCTCTGCAATTGCCGCTGCAGCGCCTGCTCACGCAGCGCCTGGTTCTGGGTATCAGCCTGGAACATGCGGCCCACGTCGCCAGTGCGCGCTGCCATGGCCTGATTGTAGGCGTCGCTGTAGCCGCGCCCGGTGACGTCGGCGATTGAGTTCATCTGCTCGCGGTTGGTGAGGCTGTCGGCCACTCCATGCCGGGCATCGCCAAAGGCGCCGCCGGCGGTGGCTGCCTCGCCCGACTGGATGCGCTGCCGCGCCGCGGCCTCGTTGAGGTTGCGGATCTGCGGCTGAACCACCTGGTTGACGTAGGGGTTCATGTAGTCGGAGATTTTTCCGAGCGGGCCGCTCTCATCGACCACCCGACCGGTGTTGACCTGCCCCGCCGGCGCCGCGCCGTAGGCCTGTGCCTGTTGATTGGCGTATTGATAATAGCCGGGATTGCCGCCCTGGTCGGCGAAGGCATTCACCTGGCCAAAGGTGGACCGCTGGTCGTCGCTGAACGGCTCCAGCCGCTTGCTGCCCGAGTAGCCCGGATAGGACTGGTTGGCGATCTGCGTCGCATACGGGATCATGTATTCCCGAATGCGCTGCGTCAGCGCGTCAGGCGTAGTTTTCGTGGTGTTTTTCGGATCACCGCCGCCAAAGAGACAAATGGTCAGAACCCTCCCTGCGGTCAGGCAACTTTGAGCACGTAACCAAAGGGAAGGAAGCCAACCAAAGAACTGACACGACGGCGTTTCGCCTCCCGACCGGGATTGAACACCGTCAGAATGCCAATTTGCCCGCCGGCATTGGCTAGCTCAGTAAAGGCGAGGCGCAGGTCACGACCAACCGAGTCCCCGCGCCAGGCCACCTTAACGTAAAAGAACTCGTCACACAGCAGGCTTTTGTCCGCATACGGCAGGGGCACCTCGCGGATGCCTATGGCGCCGGCGATCTCCCCGTCGCGCATCTCCACGATCAGCCGCTCCTCGCTGACCATCCTGGTCACCCAGGCGATGGTCTTTTCGTGGTTGAGCGGCGCCAGTCCGTTCTCGGCATGGAAGGGCAGCATCAGCTCTTGCATGATGACCGGGATGTCGGCGGGAATGGCGAGGCTGATCACGGTGGGTTCTCGAGTGCAGTCAGCCGTGCCTCAATGGCAGCCAACCGCGTGTCGATCGCGTCCAACTGCTGAACGACAGCATCGAGCTCCGGATCACGCTCCCCCGACGCCAGCTCGATCTCATGCATGCAGTGCAGCAGCCAACGATGCCGTGACTCAAACTCACCCGGGTTCGGCGGCTTGCCGAGAAAGAGCTTTCTCATCGCCGCAGACCGGCCCCCTCGACCTGCAGCCAATGCGTCCCGTCGCGGAAGTCGCCGTCGAGGATCTCGGATTGCGATAGCCGGTAGCTGAAGAAGCGGCCCGCCACACGCAAATCGGTCAGCTCGGTGTTCAGGGCCAGCGTAGCTGTCTCGCGATCATAGGACAGCGACTGCGGGCGATCGCGCGCCTGCACCTCGAGCGCGATCTCACCGATCTGCTGTTCGAAGTCAGGAGCGAACCCGAAGATGTCGACGCTCTGCTTCTTGTCCGACGGGATGCGCCACAGGCCCACCTGGTAGTGCCAGTTCAGCGGCGCGCCATCAGCATTGCGGTTGTTCTCCTGGTCGTGCTCGTAGAGCCAGCCATCCTTCGAAGAGAGGATCGGCAGGCGGCTGCGCTGTGACTGCTGGGCGCCACCGACGCGCGCTAATGTGCCGTGGATCCACTCGAAATTCTCCAGGTTGACCGCAACGTAGAGATCCGGCTCCGGGCTGTTGTGGGAGGCGAAGGTCCACCACACCTCACGGAACGGCGGATTAAACCAGCACGTCGTCTTCACCCGGTTGGCCGAATCCGCGTGCTCCAGTATCCACGCCAGGACATTGTCCTGGTTCGGGATGGGTGAGATCTGCCCGCTGTACATGTGAAAGCTGGAACAGCCGAACCAGTAGCAGGTGCCCGTCTCGTGCGCGAAGGCGCCGGGACCAACGAGGCCGCAATTGGTACCGAGCAGGTCGGTCGCGTAGATCGAATTGCCGCCGATGTAATGTGCGCTGTAGACGGATGTGTCGGAGAAGATCAGCGACACACCGCTCAGCCGGCACCCGGCAACCAGGTGCGAGCCAGTGCCCAGCGTCCGTATGTTGGCAGTGTTCTCGAGGGTCGGGATCCAATCGTAGGGATTGTCACGATCCGGCCAGACCAGGCGCATCCCTTCGCACAGGACGAAGATGAACCGCTCCGGAGTGACGAAGGCGTAGATCGTGTCGAAGGGAGAACCCGGCATGACCTCCGGGCGGTCCATGGTGTTCTCGTTCCACATGTAGACCTGGCTGCCCTGGTAGGCGAACAGCCCGTTGGTCCCATAATTGTCGAGTGACCAATGGCGCGGCGGCTTGATCTTGGCCGTGCCGACCGGCGAGCGCGCCACGCCATAATGGAACGCCCCGTAGGGGCCGGTGCCGTAGCCGACACCTTCCTGCGGGTTGATGTTACCGTTGGTGATGTAATAGCCGATCGTGGACACGAAGGCTAAAGTGGCATCGCCCGCCGCCGCCTGGTTATCGACGATGGTGTAGTGATCGACGTCCACTACGGTGAAAACCGCGTACTCGCCGCCGATCGTAAGACCGCCAACCACGACATCCGGAGTGATAAAAATCCGGTCCCCGACCTGCGCGCCGTGCGCCGGATCGGTAATCGTAACGGTCTGTGATCCAGCCGCGGTAGAGATAAACATCCCCGGCGTATCCGCTGCCACAGTCGCCCGGTAGGGCGTGATGTCGGTGACTTCGTTGCTGGAATCGAGGGCGTAGAGCCGCTGCTCTGTGCCGGCGATCTTCACCTCCAGCCGCGAGCTCTGCACATAGCAATAGAGGCTGCGCGGGATGCCCAGCGTGAACCTGGCCGTGCGCGCAGCCAGCCGCGGGTACGAGTCAGTCACGCGCCCGATACAACCATGCGACTAGCGTTTGTCTGGTGAACGACCATGTTGTGGCCGGCCAGCGCCTGATGCTCGTCCACGCCCACCCCGACGACGAGACGATCTTCACCGGCGCGACCATGGCGCGTTA